TTAATAGATGCAAACTCAACACCTACTCCTGACGCAAAATCATAAGTGGTTGTGCCGTTAGTAGTAATTGTTCCAAGCGATGTATACGACTCATTAAAGTTCGTGGCATAAGAAATAGCTATATTTACATCAGTAGAACAAGTTGACGTAACGGCTCGTAAAGAAATAGCAGTCTTGTTACCAGCAGCATCGCCTCCGTCAAACCAAGGTGTCTCCATTGTTCCACTACCAGCGTACTGGAATGTTGAAATCTCATCAGGGTTTATTACATCAGGTGACAGGGCTGTCCAGTAAAGAGCATTTCCAACGCCAAACCACATCCGGTATTCGTTGTAAGCACTACCTACGTGAGCAGTCTCAAGACCTGTGTTGTCTGCACCAGTCCACTTTACTTCCCAAGCCACATCATTAAACCCCAAGATAGCTGAAGTCCCTGTCCCAGAAACAACGGTAGAGGCACCACCCATGCCTGAAGCCTGCCTGCCTGTGGCAAAGACGGTATAGCTTGTATCTATATCTGCGTTTACAAATGCAATCAAGTCATTATGGGTTCCAATTAGTTTAACGACCTGACCAGCATAAGCTTCTGGTATGCCGTGATCCCTGTCGAATCCAACAAGGCTTACTACCGCTGTGTTAGAACCTGTTTGATATTTGTAGATAGCATTACCAGCAGGGAAATAGATAGCGTCACGCCAAACAACTGTTCCCTTACCAGAGTTGGTATGGAACGGAAGCCTTAGTTCTGTTTCTTCCCAACGGTTGTTAGTTTCATCGAAAGCCCAAAGCCCTATCTTTGTACCTGCGTAAATAATTGGAGTACCCGCTGCATCTCTATATATAAACAAAGACGTAACGTAGCCATTTGGAAGAGGTAACGCACCCTTTTCTGTAGGGTTGGCAGTTGGTCCAGAAGCCCATTGCTTTAGAACCCCTTCGTTATCTATACCCCATAATTGCCCATGCCAAATAGTAAAGTATTCGACATTCCTAGTAGCCGAACCACTAACGTCCATGTCTGTAAACGTAGAGGCATCAGTCGTATAGGTATAACCAGATGACCCCCTAGCAAAGATCATGTAGTTAGCTGTGGTATCCCTAAAGACAATCGTTTCTTTTGTCGGATTAGTTAAGGTATCTAGGCTGGAAGACCACGCATCACTAGCGTTTAGATACTTGTAAACCTTGTTGTCGGAATGGACAACATATACATCTGTACTAGCACCAACAGTAAATTCGGTAATCGACTTTATAGTTCCAACAGCTTGTGTTGTGGCTGCGTTAGATTTTCTAGGCAGAAGGAGATGTCCCTTGAACCTAGTCTGACAATCAGACCACCACACCCTGTCAACGGTTCCGGGGTCTAACCCTCTGTTCCAGCCTATACCGCCACGAAAGTCGTTCTGTGTAAGGATAGAAGCCCTTGGATCGGCTCCTCGCTGAGTGTCACCGATAGTAAATCTGGGAGCAGCAATACTCACAAGGGTCTTACGAACCGGACCATTGATCTTGTACCGCTCGCTATTAAGCAGTATCTCGTTTTTCCCAACAACAGATGCCATTAGTCCACCATCTTTGTTCCGGGTCTAATCGCAGGAAGTGACCGCTCTGCCTGAGCAGCTATTCCTTCAAAGTACGCAGCCCTTCGGTCATTGTCATCAGGGTCTGTTGTGCGCCCTCTAGCAAGACTAAATAATGTTTTACTTGTGGCGCGAGCCACCACTAGGTCAGGGTCTATCTCACAAGCTGTAGAGTCACTACTTAGCAATGATGGAAGGTTGTACCCAATAAGGCGCACTAAACTGTAGCCAACTTCTTTTCTAGCTGACTCAGATAAAAATACTTTTCTGGCTTCTCTATCTACTCGGTAAGTACCAGACCACAACCTGTTGTATACAGCAGATTCTGTAGCGACCGCTTTGATGTCGTTGATCCAGATATATCTCGCACCAGTCGTTGCATACTTCAAACCAACAGAAATAATTGCATCGTCTTTTTCAGGGGTTGCCAAAGAAACCCGACAGTAAGTCCATGTCCGTGCGCTCAAGGCAGGAACGGCAAGTGTTTCTACTATAGTCCCAAGACTAGCTGCACTGCTTAGACATAGGGTTATGTTCCCTGCGCTGGTAGCAGTAGAGGATTTCATCCAGAACTCAACAGCGTCGTAGCCTCTAAGGTCTAAGCTTGATATTGCATGAGAAGTTAGTATGTCTCCTGAAGCTACCGTCCCACTATTTGTATCTGTCAGCAACCGTAAGGAAGCACCACCTGTCTTGAAGTCTTCAGTGTCTTTTACAACCGTGACGTTAGTATCTGTTTGCTCTGTCCATGCAATGTTAGCGTCTTGAATCTGCTCTCCAGAAAAATGATGACGATAATCTATCTGCGTGACCGCTACCATCGCTGAGGGAATGTCGTAACGACTATCTCTTATATGACCGTGGTTAGAAATATCTTCATTGATAACAAGCCCACGAGGAGTCCTTTGAGTTATTGCTTGGTTGATGAACTCATGGATTCGATCAGGTGGATACTCGGCGCGCCAGTATTCGTAGGTGTCATCAGATGACGTAGAACCTGCTGCTGGATTAAAGGTGAATGTACCCGTTGAACTGGTGTAGTCCGTTACTCGACGAATAACTCCGTCATTGGCTCCAGAAGTAAATATAATCCAGCCACCGTTATATTCGTCATCGCCTCCCATAGTGCTGGCATCAACGATTGTTGTAGAACTTCCTGTTCCAGTAGCTGAACTTGCTGGCGATTGATCTAAATTTGCAGCAATAGACCGCCTGATCTGCTCTCTAGTCCTGCTTTGAAATGCAGCCACGATATACCTACCTGCTTAATCTACGCTTTCTTCTCCAGTCAGCTAAAGATTTTAGACCACCCTTTAGATCGTCTAATTTTTCCTTGCTAACCGTATGGGTTGCTTGTCGCTTTGCAAAAGCCTTTGCTTCTTGTTCAGCAACTTCTCGTTCTTTGTGAAGGAGTTCTTCTAACTGATGTCCTTCAAGCCTTGATGCTCCGGGTATGTAAACACTCTTTCCATACCCAACATCAAAGGTTTCTTCGGACGGTTGTCCGATCACACGTTCAATATCTTTAGAGAGGCTAACTTGGCGATGTCCTGCTTTTCTACCTGCGGATACAGGCAACCAAAGTTGTTGTTTTGCCAAGTTAGCCCCCTAATGATTAGTCGCGAATTGCGAGCATGACCCAGCCGTACTCGGTGTCAACTGAAACGACACCCATAGAAGTACCAAGAGGTCTTGTGTCCTCATTAGCTGAGGTATCCCAAAGGTCAAAAGCCCCTGACTCACCAGAAGCTTGGCTTACGCCAACAGCGTCGCCTACTACGAAAGTCGCTGCGCCAGATAGTACAGCAGCAGGACCAGCAGTTTGTACCCAACAGAAGTAATCTGCGGTTACAGGGATAGTAGTCACGCCTAATGGTCCGGTAGTCATAGTACCGTCACCGTCAACGATCTTTATATCCTTGTAAGGGTTATACATTAACCCAAGCTGCGTAGAAGTAGTGAAGGCAGTTCTGATACCGTCTGACTCATCAATTGTTACTTCCAACCCTGCTGCACTGGATACTGCGGTATTGGATTTAACCCTGTATACCTCACCTTGAGCAGCATTGTCGTTGATAAAAAGATAGCCATCTTTGTACTGGTCTTTGGTTACAGTAAGAGAAGTGGTTGTAGTTACCGTCAGCGAACCCGCTGCTAACGCAGCAGTAGCCAAGTCTCCATCATCCGCTCCAACCGCAGCAATACCATCTACTAACTGACCAGCAGTAGTAATAGCTGTGCCACTGTTTTCTGCGTAATAGAAAACTCTTCCATCAGGCGTTACCGCCCTTGTACCGAGTTTCTGCTTCTGAGAAGAAGTCTCTACTTTTTCCTGTCCGTACCCTAAATGTACGGTGAGTGGAAATGCCATTTTAATATCCCTCCTTGGGATAAGTTTTGAGCAGGTTCTAAGCCCTGCGATAGTCCGATGTTAAAGGCTCGGTCTATCGTTACACCTTTTTAGACTGCCCCGCCTTTTTCTTTACTCTTGATAAATCTAAAGAAGAAGTGTCTGTGTCTAGCTTACCTGATGCTATAGCTTCCGAAAAGGTTTCGACCTTCTCCTCTACTTTAATTTCAGGTTTAGATTCAGGGGGGCTTTCAACAAAGCCTCTAGATAAAAACTTTTGAAGAAAAGGTTTTGGTAAGTTTGGACATTCTTCCCAAACTTCCTCTCCTTCAACAACTGACTGTTTCCATAATGTGATTTTTTTTACACCACCTACGGACATTTCAATTCTATTTTGCCTAGAAACCATTATCAAAAACCCCCTTGAATTATTTGTTAAGCAGTTGCCGGGTTGCCAATTTCTTGTCGAGTTGAAGAACCACGGGTGTCATCAACTTCAAAGACTGCATAGTCTTCAGTAACAACAACCTCGTAGGCACGAAGCGAAGCATCTCGCTCACGCTCTTCTGAACGACCACTTGCGGACAAGTGACCCATTGCAGTTTTGTCAGCAATTACTCCGTAACCGGAATCCGTGGAGCCAATCTTGGCGATGTTTCCATCCTCAAAGAATGGGACACCAGAAATCTTAATGCCTGTCCAGTAATCCTTGACCGCTGGCTTGTTGAAAGCATCAGGAAGCGGGTAAGTAGCGAGAGTATTTCCTACGCCCGATGCCAGCTTCCAGATTGCATTAGGGTGGTGAACGACAAAAATATCGCTACCAAACTTATCTGATTTTGCAGTTGCAACAAGTGCAGATGCAAAAGCAAGAGTAAGGTCTGCACCATCAGCACCAAGAACAGTACCGCCATTCAAGGAAGGGAACAGGGCAATGATGTCATTGTCCTTCTTCCGAGCCATAGCGTCACCCATCTGGCGACCAATGATCTTGTATACATCTTCGTTGTTCTGTCGAAGAAGAGTGTCGGTAATAATTACCTTAAGACCAACTTCCGCTGTAGTTGCTGTAACAGTTGAGACATCAATGTCTTCACTGTCGATCATGTCTTGACCTT